TCCGCCTAGTTTATCTGCGTTAGATGCTGTTCCATAAAACTTTCTAGGAGGTGTTGTTTGTCCTGGATTTGCTAGATCGTTAGTGTTTGCTAAGGTAATACCAGGATGTACATCTGTAAATCCAGCAATAGCATTAACACTATCTTTTAGTGTAAATGTACTAGTTTCTGAACTAATAATAAAAATAACAAGTCCGCCAACATAGGCAGCAATAATAGGATGACTTCCGCCCAGTGTATCTACTACTAGTCGACTAACCATTTCTGTCTGAGCAGTGCCAGCAGACTGTGGGCCAATTAGCGTATAATCTACACCGTTGTAAGCATATAATTGTTTGTTTCCAGTATCAAACCAGAAATCACCCAAAGTTAAGCCAACGGGTTCAGAAATACCTACCTCGGCGCCACCAGTTGTGCGGAATTTTAAACCATCAAAAAACTTTAATTTCTTGTTTCCGCTGTCATACCAAATTTGGCCTGAAACAGGCTTACCTGGTTGGTTTGTGTTGGAGAAATTTTCCAACAAATAAACCATGTTTTCGTTCTGAATCTCACCGTAACCAGCATAGTTTTTGCCGATTAAGTTGATGTCAAGTGTGCTATCGACGGTGCCGTCAGCTACAATGGCTACTTGCGTTCCGTTTGATCTCTTGATGGTATATGGCATCTCGTTATTCCTTGTTCCTAGTATTTATTCTATTTTGGGCAGTTACATTCATCAAATATTCGCAAAGAATGTCCAAGTCGATGTAGCATTAACATAGTATTGTTTTGTTATGTTTGTATCGCTACAGAAGATTCGACATACCGTATTTTCCAGATAGTTACCTGGAGGGTAAACTTTAGTGATTATTTGACTTGCAATTAACGAATCATTACGTCCTGCCGTATCTGCCGCTAGACCTAATGCTTGTGATTGCAATGCGTTGTTTAAAGTAATATAATTTACAGCATCTCCGGCTAAAGTAGGATCTGCTAAATTTGTTATCTGTTTGCTGTTAGCGTTAATTGTACCTAGGCCGTTAGGACTTAGTATAATACTACCATTCACGTTAGATGCACTAATAGTATTACCGGTAATTGTTATATTTCCTGATCGGAATGTTACTTGAGTACCAAGACTTGTAACACCTAGCGCACTGGTAACGCCTAATCCAAGTGCTGTAGAACTCAATACATCAGCGCCGTTAATCTTATAAGTTTTACCAATTGCTAGATTAAGATTTTCACTACTAGTCCAGCTTGTAGTACCTACTACCCATGTTAACGTTTTATCTCCGTCGTCACCGGCAGCTAGTGTAATACCGCCGCCTGTGGCCGTAGTGTTTGTAGCTGGAGTAGGAGGCACTGTTTCTGCAGGTTGTCCTAATAAAATATTTTTATCTTCTATTATAAGATTAGTAGTATTAACAGTTGTTGTAGTTCCTTCAACTATTAAATCTCCACGAATTCTTGCATCTCCGTTAACATCTAGTGTTTTAGTTGGAGAGTTTGTATATAAACCAACACGTTGCGTATTAGCACTTACATACATTGCTGGTAATAAACCGTTGACATTTTTTACGCCAATTTGGAAATTTTGATTACTCTTATTAGAATTTAATTGGAATGATGCATCACTAACTTTAATTTCATTTTGTGTAGCAGGGCCAAGAATTAAAGGAGTGGTATCTGTAATTGTAACAGTGCCAGCAATTGAGGCATCAGTATTGTTAGATAGGAAGTTATCAGCACTCTTCAAATTGCCGTTGCCGTCAATTAAATTATAAGCAGATGTTGCGGTTGTACGAAATTGTATCCCAGTTGCAGATCCTGAATTAAATCCTATATTAATCTCTCCTGAAAATCCAGGAATAGCAGTAGGATTAGCAAGAGTGAATTGATCTTTACTAAACAATCCTAACAATATCCTAGCACAGTATAAAAGAACCACTGTATGGCTAACTTCGTTGATATCGGTTACGTCAATAATATCAAATCCTGAAATTCCTTGTGATTCTGTATATGATCTACTTGCTGGTATTGTAGTAACACCGTCATTAAATAACAAAATTTTACGTTTGCTGTCGATCCATAAATCTCCTTGGCTAATAGAGCTAGGAATAATAGGAGCAACAATCGTTCCTCCACTTACTTTAAAACCGTCGCCGTCATAAATTTTTAAGCGACCTTCTCCTGTATCAAACCATAGCTGACCAGGAATAGGATTATTAGGCTGACTAGTATTGGCAAAATTTTCTAATAAATGTACTAAATTTTCATTATAAAATTCTCCGTACGAACTGGAATTTTTGCCAATTAGTGTTAAGTCAGTTGCTGTCTGATCGACAGTACCGTCTACTATTTCTGTTAAAATAGAACCGTCCGTCTTGTTTATGATGTAACTCATTATAGAACCCCAGTAAAGATTATGTAGTTTATAGTCATGTAAGGATTCATTATACTAAATGCGTTGCCTGTTTGTGAGGATAACACACCACCGCTATTTGGAAGCCCTTGACCTGTACTATTATCCGGTAAGCCTAGGTTTGCCACAGCACTTTGATCTACTATGGCGCCAGGAATGCCGGCGGCATAGTATTGAGCAGTATCCGATCGTAAATCGTGTACGTGGTCTGGTAGGTTAGCAACTACTAATGTTGCTTCTTCGTCGCCGGTGCCTTGACCTAAATTATCAGCGTATGTAGATGTAACTCTATTTTTGGCGCCGCCGCCGGCATCTAGTAAAATACTAGGATCGCTTTGACTAGGAATTGATAAGCCATTATCCATATTATCGCGGCCTAGCGGGAATCGTCCGCGCAAATCAGGTAAGGCAAACGAATTATCGCCTAGTAATCCAGTTGGTTTATAAGTATAACCAATAACAGCAAATAACTGACTATATGATCCAATAGCAATTTCACTACCGTCGCATAATAAGTAACCGTCAGGCACCACGGTTCCTGCGAAAGGCATAATTACGCCAATTGGAACTGTTGCTACATTAGATAAGAATGTTTGTTTAGTTACTTGTTTTAGTCCACTGCCAGTACCTGAACGATAAATTAACATAGTATCACTTGGCAATGAATCAGCTACTGCTGTTTTAGCAGTAATCAAGTTTTGATTAATAGCTGTTGTAAATTTAATTACGCCAGATGGATATCCAGTTTGCGGAGTTTGGCCGTCGAACGAAATAATATCACTGCTTACATCACCTAGTAATTGGAATGTCGTAGGACTTTGTAGTGCGGCAGCTTTACCTGTAATATTTCCTGCTAAACTACCAGTAAATGCTCCGTTAAAAGCACCAATAAAAGTGTTAGCATATACGTTTCTAAAAGGTCTACCACTAGTACCAATATCATAAATGCCAGCACCAGCATCAGAGCCGGGTTGTAGTATACTACCAGGTGTAGGATTACCGTCGTTATCTAAGTAATTTGTAAATGTTTGACCATAAGTTGTTATATTGTCGCCAAATGTTGACTTTTTAGTTACGGCAAGGCCGCCAGCAGTCTTAATACTGCCAATAGTTACGTTTGTCGAGTCGGTAGTTCCTAATACAATAATGCCGCCATCAACTGTAATGTTACCAGCAACATCTAATGCTTCTTGAGGATTTGTATTATCTGGGCCTACTCCGGTATAACCGTTAGCAGAAATATGCATACCAGTTAATTGAACACCTGAATTATTCAAGTTAAATTGAATACTACTGCCATTGTTCTTAGAATAAAGTAGAGAAGCTGTAGGTGTTGTACTAATATTGAAACTTAAATCGCTGCCTAAACTCAAACCGCTGTTAGATCTAATACTAAAAGAGGAATTAGTAACACTTGCTACATCACCTCTTAAAAAGTTTGCGGCTTCTATAGCAAGGCCACCGACATTCAAAGCATCGGCAGTACTGGCAGGGCCCCAGAATTTAGTAGGAGCACTAGTACTATCAGAATCAACTTTACTTAAATTAATACCTTGATTAATACTAACAAATCCAGCTTGAGCTGCTTTTGGTGTAAATGCCTCTTTACTAATAATAGCTAGTCTGTTATTATTAGCATAAAAAGATAATACACTATGATCTGTATTTAGAGTATCTACTATTGTTTCAACAGTAGGTCCTGTTTTTGTACCAGAGCTAAATTGCGGGCCAACTAGTAACCAGTTAGATCCTGAATAAATGTATAACTGTTGATTAGTTGTATCTGCCCATAAGTCTCCTGACAGACCAGACGCGGGCTGAGTTGGAGATTTTTTAATACTACCAGCACTGGTCCAACGAGTACCATCATAAATTTTTAATAAATTAATATCAGCACTGTTGTCGTACCATAGCTGACCTTCTACTGGGTTCGATGGAGGTGTATTTTTAGCAAAGTTTTCTAGTAAGTGAAGGAAATTTTCAGCTACTATAGGAGCATACCCAGCGTAATTTTTTCCGACAAATGTTAAACTAGTAGCTGTGTTTAACGTTTGATCCTGAACTGTAATAGTTGGCTTGGCTGGATTGGTTGTTTCGGTATGTTTAACTTGATAGCTCATTGATTATACTCCAGCTAGGCCAGTTAAACTCTGAATACGTACAGTATAATCAACTTGAATTAATCTGTTTAACGATTTTTGAACTGGATGGAAAATAACGTGAGTTAATAACAGCTGGTTGCCTGTGGAACTATAGCTCTTTAAACCTAACTCGTCAAAGACAAATGCACTTTCATTATTATTTGTATTATCATAAGCAAGCTGACCGCTAGGCTCGCCGTAGTCTAATAAACAACTTACAAATACATCTGAATAATTTGTACCTGTAGTATGACGTGCTTCAATGTAATTACGTGTAGGATCTATGTTATTACTAGATCTATCGTTAACTACTTTGCTGTAGGTTTGATTATATAAACTTGCGTTAGCACCGCTACTGTTTGGTGTTAAGTATGTAATAATGCCTGTAGGGTCAACAGCAGTTCCGCCATTGCCAAATGCCATTTCATAAATAAAACCTTGACCACTATTGCCGATACTTTCGGCCAGAGCAATACTAATGTTCTCGTAATGGATGGCATTACGTTTATTAATGAATATTTCCCCAGATTCTGGGTTATAAATCTTAATATGCCCTTCTATGTGGATTCCCGTTAGATCTTTACTCTGCATAATGCTCTCTCTTTATATGATATTTATCTTGTTTCATTTTCTGGTAGTTTAATCAGTTTACTCGCAAGGATGTACGTATGTTAGTAAATGGGCCGTTTGTACGTAACGCTGTACTTGCGTTATATGGACAGTACAAAATACGGTTATTGCCAGCTTGTAGTGAATTATAATCGTTGTATACTGGGCTCACTGCTGATCCGTTATCGTACATAGCACCTGTAGTGGCGTTGGCCTTTAACCAATTTTGCGCATAGGTTTGATTAATCCACGGACGCAGTTGTGCTAATAATGCTATCACTCCGGCAACTTGCGGGCAAGCCTGACTTGTGCCTGAATCTTTTGAAAGATAATAACCCGATGCCCGAGTGTCGGCAATAGGAGGCAACCCTAAATAGTTTGCGTTTTCTCTGCCGCCCATTATGTGCGTACCCGGAGCATATATGTCTACACGAGGTCCTGAATTACTTGAGCCTGCTTTACGTTCTGCTCCGGCGCCGCCAGTTGTAGTTAAATTACCCACACAAATAACACTATAAGGATTGCCGTCGGCGGCTGCTGTACCTATAGTATTGTTCGGAGTTCCGCCTCTGTGATAATATACATTTCCACCGGTAGTTTTTGTGTAAAAATTATCATAATCTAAGCCGCCAGCAACGTCTATCTTATGAGCATCATTGCCTGAGGCAGCTAGTACAATTACCCCAGCTGCCATACAATTTAAAATACTAGCATCAACTGACGCATATTGTGAAGATTTAGTTCCAGCTACCCAGCTGAATCCATTGCCTGCGGCATCTAGTGTCGTACCAGAAGCTACCTGTCCATAAGAAATGTTAGGACTAGTGCCGGTACGGAGGACTCCGCGGTATGTAGTTGAAGCCATGTTAGAATAATTAGAAATAAAGCCCCAACTGTTATTCATAATAGTAGGTCTTTTATAACCTGTGCTCGTTGTTGGTTTGGCCAAATGGAACGCTTTTACTAAATCAAAAATCAATGTAACATCGTGAAGACTAGTCAGTGGGGCTCCGGTGACAATATCAATACTCTTTCCTGGTATAGCTCTTAAAGTATATATGGCTGCTTTTTTAGCAAAACCACAAGTATTACCAACAGCGATACTAGCACAATTAGTTCCGTGGCCGTCTAAATCTCCGAGGAATCCTTTAATTCCGGAGCCCCCAGCTAATGGCACTATTCCGCTAACGCCCAGGGTTGTCCAATCAAAGTCAACTACCCTGCTGCCGCCAGTGCCGTCTGCGTTAACAGCAAACTCTGGATGATTTTCTGCAATACCACTGTCAACTATAACAACATCTACTCCAGTGCCATCGAGATTGTATGTATAATCAAGTGTTCTTGAATAAGAAGTACTAAATGGATTAGCTGGACTAATGGATCTCATTAGTCCCCAGTTTTTTTGATTTAACGCTGGAACATACGTGCCGTCAAATAAGGCAGTTTGGGCTGCAGACCATCCAACATCCAAGTCGGGAATATATTTAAAGTGTGGCTCTATTATTAATACTCGTGGATCTTGTTTAACTAACTCTGCTTCGGCACTGGTTAAACTGTAGTGTGCTTGGTTTTCACTAAAAGGCCGTTCGTTGAGACAATCACAGGGTCTGTTTGGAATTCCGTCCAAATTTGTCAGTGTGATCATATCAGTATGAAACTGGTCAAAATCTTCAGCAGAACGCAGAGTAACTATGTACTCTACTTCTTCACCGTTAGTATCAATTTGCCACTGTGTCATCTTTTACCCTTCTCCAAGCAGATCCTGTGTAGTAAACTACTCCGGCGCCGCCGGTCATATTTGTACAATACGCAATAGCGCCTGTGCCTGGCACAACACCGGCTAGTTGCGCTAGTGTATAATTTTTTAATACGGTTGGGCCGCCCATGACCACATTGCCTACTGGATTTAGTTGAATATCACTGGCACTGGTTATCGCAGGTGTGCCTGTTGAAGTTGATATAAAATTAGCACCAGTTACGTTGTTAGTTACAGTTAAACTATTTAATGTACCTACGCTAGTTAAACTACTTGCGGTAACACCGCTTGCTAATGTGTTACCAGTCAGTGTACTTGCTGCCGAAACAGCGGTAATTGAAATGTCAGAAGTGCCGTCAAACGGTACGCCGTTAATTGATCTTGATGTTGCTAGTCTAGTAGCAGAGCTTGCTTGTCCAGTAAAGGTTGTAGCAGTAACAGTTCCAGTTACTGCTAGAGTGGAACCATTCCATGTTAACCCTGCTCCAGTATCCGAAACTGCCGTTCCACTAACTGAATAATAAGCCAATCTATTTGCTGTACCAGTACTAACAGTACCACTACCGCTGCCGCCGCCACCTGTGCCAGCACTGGCAAATGATATAGTATTGCTAGCACTATTGACAGAGATTGTCATATTTGCTCCAGCAACTATGTTTAATGTACTAGAAGAAGTAGGTGCTACAAGGTTAGTTTGTCCAGATACTGCTATTGTTGAATAGCTTTTAGAAGCAACAACTGTTGAAGAAACAGTAACAGATCCGGTAGCGGCCGAAAGAGCAATTCCTGTACCTGCTACAAGTCCAGTTACCAACGAATTACCATTTAAAGTAATATTGCCAGTAATTCCTAAAATTGTGCCGTTCCATGTTAATCCATTTGTAGGACCAACTGTTGTTCCGTTAGCGGCATAGTATGCTAGTCTATTTGCAGTACCTGTGCTAACAGTACCGCTGCCGCCACCACCACCGCCGCCGACGTTAGCAAGAACAAATTCCCTAGTGGCTAGTAACGTGCCGCCCACTGTTGATCCGTTATAAATTCTAAGAGTGTTATTTGTTCTATCCCAAAAGACTTCCCCTGATTCGTAAACAAATCGATTTAATATATCCGCTGTATTGGCTATTAGCCTAACATTTCGTACCGGTCTAGTCATTCTTATTTCCTATAATTTATTTACAAACTGTGCTTGATTCGCGTTCTAGGATACACTGCACCCGAACTAGGTCTAATCTGATAGTTAATTTTTGGAAAAACATTTCCAAATAAATCTCTTTCTTTTTTATAATATAAAAATAGATTAGCAGTGCCTTGAGTATCTCGTATATCCGCTGGGCCGCCGGTGGTAACTGTTAACTGATTTGATCTTGCTATTCCTAAAATATAATTTTTAGCAACGGCCTGTGTCATATTGGGATAGATTTCTAAAGCACAAGCTATTACTCCGCATACTTGCGGACTGGCCATACTAGTGCCGTTAAGTTTGCCAAGGAAGTAAGATGAATTTCTCGAATCGCTTACGCCTCCCGTATAAGAACTTATAATATTAGTACCCGGGGCCCAGATGTCTACGCCAGGGCCGCAATCACTATAATAGCTCTTCTGATCAACCGCATTAGCATCGATAGCACCTACACAAATATTCGGCATATTAACATCATTAGCTGTAGGACTAGTGCCTCTCATATAATAGTAAGGTTGGGAGATACTTCCTGGGTATCTAGTACCCATTTCAAATGTGTTATCCCAGTCAAGACCGCCTGGTACGTCGTGCTTCCATAAACCGTTACCGGCAGCGCCTACAAATAAAACACCCTCATTCATAGCTGTTATGATATCAGAATCGCAACTGGCAACCCTTGCTGGAATTCGCTGGCTAGCAATAAATCCCCAAGCATTTAATTGATTAGTTGTAAAAGATCCTGTAGTTTTTCTAGCATTAGTGCCAAGCTGTAGGTCTATTTGTTCAGGTATTGCTTCATAGAATACCCACTCATTAACCATATTAGGACTTCCTAATGTGCCTGTAGTATTGGCAGCACCTTCTACTCTTACACGATATGTTCTGTTAGGAGCAGTTCCCTCAACACCATAGTAAATTCGTTGTACACTATTGTCAGCACAGGACCACATTATTTTAGGAAGATTAGGAGTTGATGGGCCTAAACTTGTAAATGCAGAAGAGCCTGCTGTAAATGTAATATAATGATTAGTACCAACATAAATGGTATTATAAATTGCTCCTAAATATCTTATATTAAACGGCAAGGATAAAGTCCAAAATCCATCATCATTATCGCCAGTAGTAGGTGTTGTCGAACTAGTTAGCGATGCTGCACCTAGTAAATTATTTGTAATAGATGTAACTGTTGCGCTAGCCGTAGTGCTTGTAGTAACTACTGTTAATCTCATACCTGTTGCGTAGACAACAGTTGTTGCTCCTGCTGTATTAACAACAGTGCCAAAATCTATAGAGTATACAAGATTATCTGGTAAACTAATATCTTGATTAATTATTGCTTCTATAGTACCGCCATTAGAGACAGCATACGGGCCATCGGTATATGAATTTATAATATTAATACCTTGTCGCAAAGTAACTTCGCCTGTCAGAGTCATGGGCCCAGATACTGCGTTTACTGCGACATCATAACTTATTTGAATATCTACAGGTCCTTGAACCGTAACAGTATAGTTACTGGCAGGTTGAGTAAACTCAGTTAACGTTACTTCTTGGCCGTTTTGGCTCCAACTGGCTGGCTTAGTTAAAATACTTCCGGCCGGTGGTGTATAACTACCAGTAGTAGTAATTCTGTTTCCAAAATTTTCAAAACCTAATAGGGGAGATAACCGTTCAGAAGAAGTACAAACTCCGCTATATCCTGTATAGACAACACTTGCTGACGGAGTGTATCTAGTACCTCTATAAGTCACTGCTGTAATATCATTAAACGACCACTGACTTGGAAATATACTCTGGCCCCAACTGTTGTTTGTAATCGTAGGATTTTTTCTTTTTGTAACGGGATTTACCGATTTGTTTCTGTGAAATGCTCTGACATAATCAAACACTAAACTGAAATCTCCTGGATTACCAGTATCGTAATAAAGATTATATATGTTAGCGTCTCGTGCCCAACCTTGAGTATTACCAGCAACTGTTCCGCTAACGTGAACGCTATGGCCATCGGTGCCAATAGCATAGGTGCCAGCGGCGCCGCCTGTTACTTCTGGATTATGTTGATACCAGTTATAACTAACCATTCGACTACCGCCAGTGCCATCAGCATTGGCCGCATACTCTGGTGTATTAATATCGGGATTACCTGCGTCAACGATAACACAATCTACATTTTTTCCAGTAGCAGTAAGTTGAATTACTCCAGTTTGTGCGGCGGTGCCATTTTGACCCCATCCAGTGCGTTGGATAAGTTCTGTACATCTTAATAAGCCCCAGTTAAGCATAGTGTTACTAGTGGATGTAGATTTATCCCAGCCGCTGGACGTTTGTGTTCGTGTAGCGTAAGTTCCAGATTTAATACCTAAGTATCTTGGATGGAGTTCAACCGCTTTTACACGAGGATCGGCTCGAAGTTCCAATGCTTCCCATTCGGTCATCATGTAGTGAGTACTGAGGCTAGTGGGTTTTAAGTTAACAACTTCTACTTCTCTTTCAGGAACAGCACTATCAACAGTTGTTCGACTGGCAGTGGACATTTCTTTATAAAAATTGTCAAGATCTTCAAAGGTGTCAAGCGTAACTATATACTCAAACTGTTCAACGTATTTTTTTAAAGATTCAGACATATTATGCCTCAAGTTGTAGTAGTGTTACTGTTGCTGTAATTGCGGCAGAGCTTCCACTCAAGTTAGTTATAGCTACCGGAATAGCTGTAGTAGGAGACGCTTCGTTATTAAATCCAATTGTACCAGGACTAATTATGATAGTTTGTGCGGTAGTAGAAATTATTTCAGCAATTACGCCGCTGCCTGGAAACGGATCTACTCCTTGAACTCTAGTTGAATCAGCACTACGGCTCGCGGCATCTGTATAAATTCTAAGCCAGCATGCCGCACTGGTTGTAATTTTTAATAAAGCATACGCTTTAAATCCAGTTATACTAGCATTAGCTGTAGCATTATTAGCAATCGTAGCTGTTGTAGCACTTGCTGTTGTTCTTGAGCTACTAGCAGATATAACCGATTGTCCACTACTATTTAAAATATCACCGCCAACAGGCAACTTTAAATTACCAAGGTTATCAAATTCCCATACCGACGGACCAGCAGGATCGTTAAAGTCAACATCTCCAGTTTTAATTTTTAAACCGGTGTTTGAACTAGTTAAGTTAACATCCTTTCCACGAAGAGACAATACTCCTTCAAATAGTGTGCCGAAAGATCCTACTCCAGATTGAATAGATATGTTGCCAGCATTACCTGAGATAGAGCTACCCGATTGAATTATAATATCGCCGCCAACTCCACTAGCACCATAGGTGCCGCCAGCTTCGATCCGTATTTCTCCGCCGTATCGTGTGGCCGGGCCTCCGTAAATTCCAACAAAGCCGCCAGCTGATGCTTCAACCTCGTTCGAGCCTTGTCCTGCATTTATTAGGACATTTCCGCCTGCAGTTGATGGGCCGCCTGATTCGACTAAAGACATACCACCTTGTAGGCGAATCTCACCGCCTATGGTAGAAGGTGTTGGAGCATCTCCATACATTCCAATGCCTACGCCAGTAACAGGTGGGCCGATCAGGCCGCCGTCAAATACTAAGTCGCCGGACACTGTGCTTAAAGTTGGTGCTCCCCAAGATAGTGTTCCATCGCCTGTGTTATATAAAAATCCCAATGCGTTAGCAGGCAACGCAGCGCCTCCGCCGCCACCTGTTGAACTAATTATACCACTGCCATTTATTGTAATAGAAGTGCCGTCAACTTTGACACCGCCCAATACAGTAGTCGTTGCTGTTGGTAAGGTATAGGCGCTAGGAATTATTGGCTTGTTAGTTAAGTCAACATAACTGCCGCTAGTTGCTACAGTAGCAAATGCCGGCTTACCTGTTATGAATGACCAAGTTAACTCACTACGCGGGGCAAAGTTTGCGCCGTTTATCAGCTGACTTGTATTGTTAGGAATCGTAGGCTTGTTAGTTAAGTCAGCATAACTGCCACTGAATAGTGTTGGCTTATTACTTAAATCGCTGTAACTACCGGTAAACAGTTCTGGCAAGTTAATTAAATCACCATAGCTGCCACTAGTAGCGGCTAAAGATAAATGAGGTTTGTTAGTTAAGTCTGCGTAATTTCCAGAAAACAGTGTAGGTTTGTTAGTCAAGTCAACATAACTGCCACTCGTTGCTACTGTTGCCAATGCAGGTTTGTTTAGTATTGCGGCAGGGCCGGACGTTGCCGCCCAGTCTGCGGATACTTGAGCACTTGCGGCCGCAAAGTTATCATACAACTCAGTAAAGTTGTCATTAATTTTTTGGGCGCCGGTTCTCAGAGTATCGCCTGTGCCGTCGTTAGCGATAGAACCTACATTAATTACTAGTTTTGCCATTTTTATCCTCGATCGAATGTTGTGTTTATACTGTCAAGTGTTCCTGCGCCCGAATCAAACGTTGAACTTCCTTGCGGTCCGTTTTCATATTTATTGTTATCGACATACCATATTCCAGGAGTTGCTTTCAAGAATGAAGCAACACTATTATTGTCATCTAACAAGTTAACTGCGCTGTCCCACGATACGCCACTGCGTCTCACTACCGTTACCTGTGTGCCAGCTATCAACGGAGTTGTTAAATTAATAACTGCCGTAGTACCGTTTACAGCAAACTCTGGCGCAAAGGTAATATCGCCTTCAGGACTATCTGGAGCAATATTAGCATTGTAAACTTTATAACTGTCTTTTCTTAAACGAATATTTCCAATGAAGAACTGCCACTTACTACTATCATTTAAAAATACCAACGAGCTGGTATGGGCAGTTGTACACCTATAAGTATAGCTACCAACAGTTACTATAGTGCCAATAGTATAAGCAACGCCTTGCGCCCACTCACTATCCACTGGATATCCGCCAACAAATACTTCAACATCAGCAGGAACCTGACGTAATACTTCGTGAGTAACTGCATCCTTAATAGGATATAGCTTAGGAATAAACGATACAGGAACAACTGTTGTGCCGTCTGAAATAATTTGTTCCGCTACAACTTTATTGTTATAAGGAATAGTTTCGCTTGGCCCAATATCTTGTACGTAAGAAGTTATAGGATGAACCATCGGAGCACCGGTTCCTAATGTTGCTCGGCGTAACTGCCCTAGTACCCATATGTCGTCTTCAACATTATGATTAATAGTAAAGTACTCAATACGCTCTCCTCGAATTTCAACAATACCTGGTTTGTTGCGTAGCGGGTTAGGAATATCAAAATTGCTAGCATCTTGTACAGTAATAGTCAAGTCGTTATATTTTAAAGGTTGAACAAGTTGTGTTTGTTTATTCAAACTTAAACGCTTGAAGTGGTCTCTGTTTAACATATCTTTAAACTGCATATAAGCAATGCCAGGCGTCAATACGTTGCTACTGTAAGTGATAACTTGGAACTCATCACCGGTATAGGCATGTTCTGTCAACTTAACAACTTGCTTATCATCAGTTAATATATAATCAATATTTGGCACTAATAATGAACCATTTTTTGTAATCCAAACATAGCTGTCACTAACTACAGCTCTGTCTAAGACAATAGTTCCGCCTGTAAGACCAGCATACGCATAGTATTCAACAGTATCAGGAGTTATAGATAATGTGTTGTTAATTGTAATATTTGTTCTTTCAATGTCAAGAATATCATGTTTATAAGAACTAATAACTTCAATTAAATTAGTATTGTCATACACATCAGAGAATATAATTCGTGTAGGGTTAACACCACCAGCTGGCACGTATGTATATCCTTGCTCTTGTTTAATATTAACTATTAACTTCTTATTCTTATACAAGTCGTACACTGCTCTGGTTATCTTAATACTAATAACACTTAAATCAACGGTGTAATCTCTGCCCACTTCTAAAATGTTGCCGTCAACAAATACAAAAATCTGATCCACATCTAGCGAATACGGAGCAAATCTGTTTGGATCAATAACATAAGTCAATCTATTAGATTTAATAGCATAGTAGCTGTTGGTAGGACCTTTGAGAATTTGTTGGTCTACACGAACAATCATATTTGATTCCATTGGTAGAGCATCACCTACTTTATTAACTAACTCGTATGTTGAAGTTCCGTTTGGCAGTAGTGTACCCGAATCTATATTTTCTCGGCCGTCGGCAATGATACGTTCTGTTTTAGTTAACGCAAATGTTTGCTCAGCACCAGCAACAATTACAAATGTTACTAAGTCTCCAGAGTCTGGAGGAGCTCCAAATCTAATGCCTACTCTGTTAGGACTATCGTAAGTAGTATCAGTTTTAAATGCCTCGTATATAGCTGGCATACCATTAATGTATACAGCCGATGTTAAACTTGTCAGCCATGGAGCTCGTGTAACAAATTCAAGAGTAGTTCCGTTGCCTTCAAAATAATCAATGTCTAAGATATTTTCTCCGGAGAATCCAAAAGTAAATATTGTTACAATTTTGTTTGCGTACGGTGGATTTACAAAAACAATTTGCTGATCCTTATAGTCAACTGTATAATCTACTCCTACTGTTTGTAATACAGATGAATTAATATCTATAACTTTTACAATAACAGCTTGTGAGCTATTTGGAACTTGTTTTAAATCAAATCGTAAAGTAGACCCGTCTGCTCTATGGCTATCAATGTCAATTTTAGCACTGGCAGAATATGGCTTGTCAAATACTTTTAACGCCATAGCATCAAAGACTTGGCCGGGCACTACTTCTTCTGTAGCCGGGCTACTTGTAGGAGTAACAAATCCGTCACCGTCGACAAGTATATCTTCAGCACGTAAACCAGTAGCACTGCTGTAGGCCATGTCGCCGCCAGCAAGAGCAGTATCGTAATCTTTCTCTTGAGGCTTAATAGAACCGTCACTAGTACTGCGTCTAATAATGATTGTATCGCCTGCGCCAACAACATAAGTTCCAGGAATTTCAATATCGTATGTATTAGCGTCAAATGTTGAGCTAATGCCAGTTGAAATAATTGGAAGCATAATTGCTAACGGATTAGTCTGTTGAGGTGTTCCGTAGTACGGGTCATCTAAACGTATAGGAGTTCCATTTACTGGAATATGATAAATGTTAATTTGTTCGTTAATTGCCGGTACATACTGTAGTTGCCATTGTGTATCACCGGCTCCAGTTGTTGTAATAAAGTCGTCAAATGTTGGATCAACACTGTCCCAACGCTCGCTAAAGTAAGGAACACTGTCCCATCCTTGGCTAACATTAAATCCCAAGCCGTCAACAATTACACCACCATAGTCAACACCAGTCATTAATTGTGACAAGTCTTTACCTAGCTGTCCTGACTCAGGATTATAATAATATTGAACTCTATCGGCAGCGTTTAGTAATGCCCAATCTTTCAAGTAGGTTACTGAAATAACTGAGCCTATCGCAGGAGCATTTTGAAGGACTAACGAACCGTTATAGCTAGTATAGCCTTTTGCAGTTGATTTAGTCTTAGCTAGTTTATATTCGTCGCGGAGAACATCTATGCCGTTGACGGTAACCGATGCTTTGCCAACACGAATATCTGGACTCCACTTCAACGCAAATTGTAATTTACTACCTGTTCCAATGAATGTTTCAGTTTCTTCTAATTGCGTAATAAAATATGTACGTGTTATACGGTCAAATTTCATTTTAATTAGTTGAGATCTTACAACACCGTTACCAATAATAGCCACAGCTCTAGCCGCAGTGCCGCCTTGATTTAGGCCGCCTTCAATTAGAATTGTAGGAGCAGACAAATAACCAGAACCTGGATCAAGTAACACAATTCTGTTTACTCGGCCGTTAGTTATAAATGCTCTGGCCTTGGCACCAGATCCAGAATTGCTAACAAATCTTACAACGGGTTCTAAGTGATAATCTTGACCGTTGTCTATTATTTCAATACTAGTGATTTGATAGCTAGAATTATCTAACCAATTTTTCCAAGGGTACGTATTTAAATTAGCATCGCTATATACTAACTGGTCGTTAACTACATTAGCATTTACTACTGCAATAGAACCATTCTTATAAGCAGGCTGTAAATCAAAGTCGCTTACTAAAAGTTCAGCAGGTTCTAGTTTTGTGTAATTGCTTATATACTCTCTAATTTGAGTTCTATATGGTTTAACTTCGGCAATATATGCTTCAAAGTCTTCCAAGTTATCATTTTTGTAATTACTAGGTTGATGAAGTTCTCCAACATTATGCTGTGCTTTAATAAAACTTGTCTTAAAAATCCAATCAAGATACGTTTGTTCGCTCATGGCGTAACGTACACTTGAGAAGAATAAATCTAAATAGGTCTGTTTTAAAGTATCTGTTAAAATATTATCTTTCAACGAGACAATAATATTTCTAAGCTCAGTACTTGCTGAATTGTCAAAGATAGATGCGTCAAATAACTCTCCATCATAACCGTAGGTTGTATTACTAAACGAATACAATGAACTACTAAATTGTATTGTGCCGCGTTGTTGGGCCACAACTTTATAACTTTGTGTCCAATCTATGCTCGTAGAATTAGCATACTTTTCTAATATAAACCAAGTTCCACTACTTGTTGTTCTAATTTTAACAGTTTGGCCTATAGAAACTCTCAAAGCATTTAAATCTGAGAATGTTTCAATAGAATAATCTACAATTGAATAGACACTATAGCCGCTGTCATACCAATCAGTGTATGACCAATATTTTCTTGTATCGTAAGACTGGCTACGTAATCTAGACCAAACTTTAGTCGATGGACTGTACGCATATATACTCCAGCTATTAAGTGCTTGAGTATCCGAATGTACCAACACTGCATAATTTCTAACAGACAATGTAGTATCATCGCCATAGCCGTAGCCTGCGTTAATAACAGTTGCTCCGGTAATTTGGCCTTTAATATTAATAATAGCTCTAACTTTTGCGCCATGGCCCGATCCCATGATATCAATATACGGAGCAATAACATATCCTCTGCCAGAGCTAACTACTTCAATGCCTACAAACGATCCGTTTAATATAACCGGAGTAACAACTGGAGCTGTAAAAGATCCGACGTTGGCAAATCGTAGTTCAGCATCAGTGTCTAATACTGTATCGTACAGACCAGTGTTAACACTAGGTTTTGCTTCATAAGACTGTAATAGATTAAAATCTCGTTGCCCAGAAATTTGTACAGTAATTAATGCTGCATTGACACGTTCAATAAATTGTTTTAGTGCTTCAAAGCGATTAACAAAGATACCCTGTCGAGGACGATTTTCAATTCCGTATTTAATTTTTGGAGGAAGAGCAGGATCCGGAACTAGTCGGCCAGCAATGTCTTTACCACATAAGCTGTCAATCCATTTCTGTTCAACAGTTGCTGGTAGTGTAGTATCAATGCTATCATTAATAATTTTCCATTGACTATGAATATTTTGATTGCTATGGTCGGCAATCCAGTATTCTACCGATAATACTACATCTGTATTTTCTAAATCATTTTTAGCATTTACTAAACTAAAAGAATTGCTACTAGTTAAGGCAAGATATTTGTATCCTTGTCCTCTAGTGTTGCCTATTAAACTAGAAACATCTTGTGCGGACATGTGTCTATCTAATGTATTTGGAATAGTCTTTTTATTTTTAATCCAGTAATAGTAGGTATTCTTAAATATTTTGCCAACGGTATCATATTTTTTAATAACGCTATATACTGTATTTCCGTATAAACTAGTTCCACTAACACCTTGTGCTAGGCCAACTTCAGTGTCAGCAAGTTTATTCCATTCGGCTGGCAACAATTTAGTTTCAACCCATTCGTAAATGTCAATACTAGCAAAAGGAAATAGTGTATTCCATGTGCTGTTTCTGTAAACGGAATCGTCTGTAACTGCACTATCTATAAATTTAGCAGTTCTTAAATCCCACCATAACATGCCAACTTGTGTCTTTTTCCAAGCAATACCGTCGTCGACTGTTACAGTTGAATCTCCCACAGAGTACACTGCTGGATCGTAAAATGTTTTATATTTAATTTCCTGTTCAGCAGGGCCTGGTATTTTACCCTGAATAGGATCAACAACATCTAAGTATGTAATTAATTTGTTAGTAGTTTTATTATACAAAAACGCAGATTTAATTTGTGTTAAATCTATTTTATCAGTTTCTTTATGTAATGTATTCCAACTATACGTATCAGCTTTTTTACTATATGTAAAAATTCTACCTGAGTTAACTGCTCCGTCTATCGCATACGGAGCACTAATAAAGATAGTGTTGGCGCCTACTGCGGTGCTGTATCCGTATCCTGAAGAACTGTTTAATTCTGATACTAACGATTCTCCAAATACCCAAGTATTTGCGTACTTGTCGTAAACATCAACTCGGCCGCTATCTATATTTTTAGCAAGATAAAATGTAGTTGTATTATCGTCAAATGTTGTATTATCTTCTAGTATCCAAGGATTAACAACATCGGCCGAAGCACTATAGACTACAAGAGTCTTAAAGTCATTCATAAAACTAATTTTAGTTCCAAATAACTCTGACTGCTCGGGATTAGTATTTGTAATACTTACAGGAGAAACATACTGGCTTCCGTTATATGTATAAATTAATACCTGTCCTTGATCCAGTAATTCGCCGTCGAATAGTATTGAGGAAATTCCAAGATAAGTGCCGCTATCAGAAATTGTAATACTATTTCCAAATTTAATATCAATGCCTGTAATTGTTTGAATTCGTGTATAAATTCCGCCAAGATTTTTATAAACAAATACCTTACCTACTTGCGTTGTTCCTGGAGCAGATACTACTAGCGTAGAAGAATCCTTGCTTACTGCTAACGAATTACCAAATAACGATCCGGCAGGTACACTTTCATTCATGCCTGTAGTATCGTGATAAGCCCATCCTGTTACTGTAAATTGTAATTTTCCAAACGGATCCCCGTCAGGAGCTTCACTCAATTTTAAAGTAGTAGTGTTAACAACTTGTTGAACTAGTTGATTTTTTGTAAACCCAATACCTGAAATATTCATTCCTAGTTCAATTCCAACAGTTGAATCTACTTTAATTGTTGTTCCAGAACTCCCTACTGGATTATAAAATGCTGTAGCTTTTGTTCTCGTATCGTAATCTAATTGATAAACTCGTCCAGTAGAATTTGCTTCTGTTATAAACAATTTATTGTTTCCAAACGCTAATGTTGAGCCAAAATATCCATCCAGAGTTGGTGTCGGGCTAGTGAATGTTGAAATTAAAGAATACAATCCGATACTATTTTTAAAGAATAGAGTGACAACTCCTTGACCTGTTGGGCCAGTCTCAGTGCCGTCTATTGATGTTTCTATTAAACTTGCTTCTTTCCATAGTAACGGGTTTGTAGAAGGTTGGGTGGTTGTTGATACCGATGCTTTGTAAATTTTGTTATCGATATTATCTTTAACTAAATCGCCAGCACTATAGCTCGATCCGTTGTATAGTCCTTTGTAAAAAGTCGAAGCACTGCCTGCGCGGGGACTTCCAACTGCTAGCCATGCGCCCTCTGGCGAAAACGCAGAAATTTCATTAGCCCATTCTGGTAAATTAGGATTTGGACTATCAGCTGAAATTAGTGGTACTGGAATAATGTCTTGTTTAGACCAAGGTACTCCAGGAACTGCTTTAGTGTATAAAGACATCTGGCCTGATATATCTGATACAACTAACACATTTCCGTTTTGATTGGTTGCCACATTTCTACCAAATAAGGCATCTTCTACTGGGAACGAATTAACTATTTCTGATTGTGAATAAACCGTATTATATCGCAATGTTGCCCACTTGCCATCACCCGCATCTTTAGTCCATACTAGTTCATTTGGAAGTCTTTCTTTAGTTAGCACAGAATCTATATCATCGATATGGTTGGCTAGTTGTGTTGTCAACGAGAATATTCTAATATAGCTATTAGCAACATACGGTACCCAACCGGTAATGGTAGATACAATTTTAATTAAATTAGCGTCTATTGAATTTATTTTATAGAACCCAGAAAATGTTCCTGTTTCAACACCTATATAACTTCCAACAGGTAAGTCAACTATTCTATCCATTTCAATAGTTAATGTTCCAGACGCATACGTGGCATTAGTAACCGCTGCCTGATATGCTGTATATCTATATACGTTCCATTCGCGGCCTTCAAATCCTACCCATACGTAATCTCCGTTCGAGTAGTCAGTAATATTTTCATTTACAATATCGTCTATAGTTTTTAAAACTACCTTGACCTCATCTTGTCTAACAAAGCCGGCTGTACGTAGGTACGGTTTATAATTAGAAACTAAGGGCCATGGATTGCTGTTATATCCCAAGGGCTTTAAGTAAATATCGTTAGGTGTTTGTCGAATAATAAAATCTATAACATCAGGATTTACTGTTTGTACTAGCTCTATTCCTTGCGGATTATTTTTAAATAGACTTTCGTCTAAATTAAATTCAATATTTTCAAAAGCACTGCTGGCTCCGTATTGTCCAACACGTATTGCCCACTCTTCGTAAAACTTTAAACTTTCTTCGCCTTCAGCACTTAGTACATCAAACAATTTATTCAAACTATTTTGTGTACCCTTTTCAGCAATCATGCCTTGATAGAATTTAAATTCACTAACATCGTCCTGAATAATGTTTTCTAAATACTGGCGCTTTTGATAACCAACTAAATGTTGGGCCATCTTTTGTTGCCCTGAATCAAAGTTGTCACTGTCTAGGCTATAGAAATCTTCAAACTGTGCGGCCTTGTATGTCCAGTTTGGCAACAACTCAGGCTTAGGTTCGGTAGCAAGTTTAATCCAATTACTAGATTCAAACTTTAAACTTCCTGTAAGGCTAGCTAGTGCGCTATAATAAAATTCTTTGTATTTTACAACTTCGCCTAGTGGGTAATCAGTCCACGGTTGCCAGTCACTAATTTTTGCCTGGTCAAATATAAAGCCGGGTGCCGAGAAAGATCCATTCCAGTTAATTGTTACATAGCCAGAAACTTTAATACGTTCTTGACGGTATCCGCTTTCTTGATTATAGACAGTATCTCCAAAAATTGTAGTATTGTTTAATAGCACAACTTGTTCTTTTTGTATTAGATAGAAACTTGCGCCAAAAATGCCAGCTTGGCTCCTCGGCGAATAACTAACTGCGTTATCTTCTCTATAACTATCGATAAAGGCGTCTGCTATAGGAGAACCGTCAACTTGGTATACTTCATATCCATTAAACGCATTTTTAATATCTTCAACAACACACAAGTCTGTGGCAAATGTTAACTTGGCGGCCGCTGGACTTAATGATATAACGCTACTTCCAACTGTACTTAATCCTTCTAATTTAATAAAATTAGATTCGTTAAAAATAGAATTTGGAGCCTGTGTTACAAGAGATTGATAGTAATCTCCGTTATATCTTACAATTGACTGGAACGGTATCTCGGCTCCTGGATTCCAATCATCCCACTTGTCTTGACCCGTTGACCATTTCTGTGTGGTCCAGAATAAGAATTCCTTGGCACTAGTTTCCCAGTTTGTAATAGCAACTAAATTACTATTGTAATCATCAAATATAAATCCTTGATCTTTTAACCATTCGCCATAGCCTATTAAAAAGTCATATGTTTCTTGAATTGATCGGAAAATTGTGCCGTAAGGGACTGTAATTGCGTCATCTCTATCCCACAAAATTCTAGAAACTACGTTTATGCCGCCATTAATTGGTAATGCGGCCAGAGACGAATAATATTTTAAATCAAAATCCGTAGTAGCAGTATGAGATACCTTTACTCTATAGAATCTATTACTGTTCAATACAATCTTGCCAGCGGTGTATGTTGAGCCTAATGACCAAGAGGTATATGATTCGCTGATACCGCCAACATTAATCTCGCCGCCGGCCTGAGTCCACGCATAGTATTTAAAGAGAGGTTGTGTTTTAGTATAACCTTTAACTTCAAATCCTGCTGCCAATTTAGTAATAATAACGCCGCTATATATTACTTTTTTAACTGGGCTAGAAGAGTTTAAAATAATATCGTAGTCTTCTGGAGGAACAAATACACTGCCAACAGCCGTAGGAGTTCTGCTATCTAATAAAAGATTAAACTTTTCTTTGCTGGTAAACGCTCCTATTCTATAGCTTAATTGTGCAAATACATTTTTTAAATCGTATGAATAACTTGTATACGATTTTAAATTATCTTTTAAAATATAATCTACGATATAATTTACGATGCCAGAAGTTTGGACTCTAGTTTTGCTAGTATATGTACTAGGTAATACTATGCTAGATGGGGTTACACGCAATCCAGTATCTTTATAAACTAGTTGTCCTGTTAGGTTGCGAATTACTCTAGATCTGTCTAATAACAGCCCAAACACTTGAGCAGGTTTTAACAATAGCGAAGTAATTAAGAAACTAAATGGATAGTAACTGCTACGGCGCCATGCCGCTTCGACAGGACTCACATCTCCAAAAATAAAATCATTTCTAATTGATTGCATAATTGGTGGCTGAGCAAACCCAGTAGTAAACGGATCTACTAATTGTCCCATATTGTTTACTGGAATATGGTCCAACAAGAAAGTTCTTATATATTTTTTTAACTCAACTGGCGATTTACCAGGTTCTTTTAAAAGTCCCTTACTAATATCTTCCCACATAACAAGATTGTCGCTAGTGTAAGGCGCAGGGCCGTATACGTCTTGCCACCACTGTGGTTCTACGGTTACTCCTAGCATTTCCCAAGGACAGATATTAGGTCTATCAGTATCGTATATCCAACGGTAAATACCTCTCCAATATCCTGGTAAGAATTTGCCGTCGGGGCTTACATATTCTTTATAGTTAAAACTTAACGGATTTGTTTTATCAAAACTTAACGGTTTTGTAAAATCTCTATCAACTAAACTTGTCCACTTATAAAATTGTGGAGATAATATCTCATTAAATTCTTTTAAAGTAAATTCAGTTTCTCGAATATAACTAGGAAGAATATCAGTAATATCAAAAATAGTAGGATCATAATCTATTTTAATATTGTTATAGATACGTTTTTCTAATTCTAAGATTAAATCATCGCGGTAATCTTCGTAGGCCAATATGTGGCTACCATCATGACCTTGAATCATCCAACGACCAGCTGGATCGCCGGCAGTGTTTAATGTAGTATCGCGATATAGTTTAGGCTCATACTTTGGCCATATTCCTAATTTAGTAGGAGTTTGTGGAATAAAACAACCATCGGTACTATCATATTCGTACACTGAAATTGTATCATCATTTTGAATATCTGCTTTAATTACTACAAAACCCTGGTTACTAAATTCGTAATCTTTGCCATATAGTAGTTGAGTATCGTTAAGATAAACATATACCGCTCTATTTGATAATTCGGCAAGATCATATACAGTTGTTACAGGATACGTCTTTATTCTATAATCAATAACGTTATAGTGATTAACAATATACGCAGAGCATCCTGCCATATCTGAAAAATAATATGGGCCGGTGACTGGTTTGTCTTTATTAATAGCTTTTAAAATAGCATTAACATGTGCTATTGTATCGTCAATAAACTCAAAACTTAGTGTGTCAATAACACTAACAAAATTACGTTTAAATGCGCTATAATCATCTCTTGCTTGCTCAACAGCTCTAATTGCGTTACTTGATTGGCTTGTAATATGGTACATACTCAAGCTCATTGGGCCGCTATGCTGTACAAACTTAGTGCCATACGCAGATACATCACCGAGGTCTCGAAGGTTGCTAGCGCCGGGGAATGATCCTGTAAAAGTAGTTAAATTATCAACTATAGAACTTACGTGGTCAATTACTTCACCAAGTGTGAAATCGGCCATTGTACCGTTTAATGGATTATTCTGTAAGTTAACAGGAATTTCATAATAACCGTTATTGTTAATAGGCTGGCGAGCATAGGCTTTTATTGTAAGTACATCAGTTAATGTAATGTCAGTATTCAAGATAATTGTCTTATAGCTTACATTAGAAACAAGTTGCCACAAACTAGCATCTAGTCTAGTACCGTTAACATAAACTTTTACTCGCAAATCGTCAAGATTCGATACATCTTCAAAAATGTCAATATCAAAATTATTTGTCTTATTTGAATTCTTGTAAATTCTTACGGCAGCTTGAACATTTTTTACTAGTGAGGTTTTCCAGCCGTTACCGTAACTAACTAATCCTGTAGACGGAGAAACAGTCAATAAGTACCCAGTATCAGTTTTAGCATCTATAACTGTTGAGATTTCTTTATACTGAAAAGAATCTGTTAAAATATTAAAATTAAAAATAATATCGCCAATATTATTAATATTTTTATACGATAGCGCAAATCCTAAGCTGGCATCGGTTGTACCCGTTCCTTGCTTATATGAAAATAACTTAGTACCTTTAAATGTAGAACCGTTGTAAACTGTAGTATCACCGAAGCTATTACTGTTGTTGTCAACAATATCAAACAAAGGTGGCTGATTAGTTATATATTTTTGTTGGCTTAAATACCAAGCAGAGCCGTCAAACCAATAAGAAAGTCCCTTACTGATTTTACCATTTTTAACTACTACGGTATCGCCGTCACTGGGCTCATCTTCTAATACCAAGTGTATCTGTCTACTTCCAGAGTTTAAATGTAGCAAATCTATAAATTCAACTCTAAAAATCTTATTTTTTACCAGACTATCTTCGTCAGCAGTACACAAAATACGCTGGCCGTTAGCTAACGGTACGCCGTCAATATTATATCCAAATGATCCTTCGATAGTAGAAAATACATCTGTTGTAAAATTATCTACCAAGTCGACATCGCGAATAGCACGGGTACCAAAATTAAATAATTTTAACCCAGCATCAAACTCTAAAATAGGACGAACAGCTCTATTATTTTGATCAAGTTTAGCAATGTTTCCGTTTATCTTAGCACTAAGTTCAATAGCATCTTTATGAAACCAGCGATTGTATCGGGTCCATGGATTTTTATCTAAACTGGCTCTATTAATAACATGGTAGTCTATAGAGGAAGCAAGAGCAGTGGCATCACTAAATGGGTCTGTATCGAATGATGTGCTATCAAATAAAATTGATTCCGTTAATGTATAGGAACTAACTAATTCTAAAGAATCTTTATTAATTAATGTAATAGCTGTACCGACGCCGTCTACATAAAATTGACCTTTAGAATATGTTTCTGGAGATACATTGCCAATAAATTTAACTAACATACCGTTAGTTAATTTGTCGCCAGACGGTAACGTATATGTTTTCTTTCCAACTATATCTGCGTCAACATCTATAAATGTATTTTCATCTATGGATAAAATTTGTATTACTCCGCCAACATCTATATTAGATTCACTAACATAGTATAATACATCAGGAGCATCAAATGGAATAGTGATTGTCAATGTACCGCTTTCAATTGCAAACTGATTAAAGTCAAACGTCTGGTATCTATCCAAGGATCCTGCTGTTCTTTTTGTTTTAATACTAAACGGATTACCTGGACTGGCAATATCAAAAGTGTATGTTTGTCCGCGTAAAAGTCGTAGTGTTGGATTGCGACTAAGGCCGTTAGGAGTGAACACATACTGATAAGAATTAAATTCAGACTCTAAAGAAACAGTGTATGTACTTTCTATTGCTAGCTGTTGTCCGGCAATTTTAACTACATCTGGACCGTTAGGAAGCCAATAGTAATTTTGAAAATTAACAATTTTGTCCCAGTCGATATGAGGATTCCAACTGTAAAATTCCTGCGAATTTAAGATAGCATGGTTGCTAGTATTACTACCAAATACTCCAAGTTGATTAATATAGTCCTGATAGTCTTTAAAAAAGGTAACATTATCTAGATTATCCTTAACTGTTATGCCGGGTTCTAACTGATAATCTTGTCTTTTTTCGGAACTAGCTTTGATGAATAAATCAGTGCCAACCGTAGCTTTGCTATTTTGACGACCAATGTAGCCGTTAATTTTTTTAACTGTTCCTGGCTGTACTAGCTGATCTACTGTAGCTTGTATAAATTTTTTGTTAGCGTCAGATCTATAAAATCTTGGAAGGAAGTTATAGCTACCAGTTTGATTTGGATTAACCTTATCAGCCATTAGATACTCCGTATGTTGTGCTTGTTATTGTTTGTTGTGAGGTCGTAGTTGACTGTAATATTGTGCCTGATACAGATTTAATTGCGCTAGATGTAATTCCTGTGATGATTTCAATATCGTCTACAGTTGCGCCATTAATAAACAGTTGGTCGTTTGCTGATTTAATTTCAAATAAACTTCCAAAGTTTAAGCCTGCTTGTCTAGGAACAATAACAAAACTAACAATCGAAGGAGATACTTGTTTAACAACATAAGCAGATAATTCACTAAAATAGAAAGTGTCGCCAAAGTCCCAGTTTTCTAAAGCAAAAAATTGATTAATTGCTACTAACACTTTAGCTTTAATATCGTTATCACTAGATACTTGATTAGGAGTTTTTACAATTTTAAAACTTGCCTGTAATCCAGTATCGGCAGTTGAGCCAAATAAAATTTTATAATTTACAGGGTGGTAAATAATTTCATCAGATATAGATCTAATCAAATTCAAGCTAGGAGCAACTATATTGTATAACTCGTCACTGCTTAAGGGCAACGGTTTTGTAATGTTTGCGCCGTTAATCCATTTTCTAAAACTGGTATCATAACTTTTAGTTAAAATAAATGTATCTATAATGTTACTCGAACCTGGATCTATTCTAGAATCGTAGTCGGCACTGTGCGTATATTGAAAGTTGATTTCATCTCTACCAAGCAATACTTTATAATCTAAACTTACATTTAACTTAGATGTTGCTTTGTTAAATTGTTTAACAACGTCTGTATCAACAAAATAAAAATACTGTGCGTCGCTGTACTGATTTAATGATCCAACATCGGATTCTGTATATTTAATTAATACTTTTTCATCACTATTGCTTACATACTTGTAATCTTCTTGGCCCGTACTAATTAAATATTTTTGTTGAAGTATGTATTTTTTCTGTAGGACAACAGCATCAGTAACTGTTACTGCTGGAGGATTTACAATATTTTTAAATAATTCAGGATCGTCAACAACTCCGTTGTCGTCGGTGTCAGCAAATGTAATAACTAATTTTTTAGTATCAATATACCCGTCCTGACCAACATATTCTGCTACAACTTCCCATACTAAATTACGGGTAAACGGAATAGTGTCATCTGGTACGGTATTGATGTTTAACACATTTATGTTATCTTTAACAACATTGTTTGATTTGCTATCGTAAATTTTATTACTGCTATCGTAGTAAAATCTTACCTGCTGATTACTCTCAAATATATAACGTTGCTGTCTACTAGTCACTGTATAAAATTCGTTGTCAGTTTGGAACAATAGTAACCAACTGGCATCTTGTTGCTGACTAGTATTATCTCCCTGATAGCCAAGACTAAAGTTTGAAACAACATTTAAATTTGCTTCAAAGACAATTTGCCAGGCCTGGGTTGTAATATTGTAACGCAATCCAAACGGTTTGTTTGAAAATATTAAATCAATCATAGTAGTAATTACACTACTATCAATAACAGTTCTCCACTTAGGAATGATAGACGTAATTATAGCACCGTCTGGAATCGTTCTGTTTAAAGCTATAGGGCCAAGGCCGCTTGATAATACACCATTACCGGCTGCTGTGCCATCATCGGCAACCGATACTACAGTGGCCCACAAGCTAGTTGCTGTGCCTAGGCCATTAGTAACTATCAATTTATTAGAGTTAGTAGTATCAAAGTAGCGAGGGCTACCGTTGTAACTAGGAGCAGTAAATTTAACTAGTGCTCCTACTGTTAAGTATTTTAAATCAGTAGCAGTGTAGCCACCGGTTTTATATATGTTACCAACAGTGTCAGTTACAGCACCTGTAGAATAATTTGTATCAGCAGACTTTTGTGCCCACGATACGGATAAGCTAGATGCTAGTGGAACAAGATAATTTGAATAATAGAAATTTCTTAAATTAGCTAAACTTAAAATGTCAAAAATACTATTATAAATTACGCCTTCGATATCTGTTTTGTTGGCATAGTTAAAACGTGTTTGCTCAATGAATTTTTCAGTATAGATTACACCATCATTTGCAAATAAGTTAGTAGAACTATATTTTCCAGTCGGATCAACTAAATCAAAATAACGGCTGATACCACTACTAGATCTATTAACTGCTTTAATTTTAACAACTTCGTTGCTTGCGGATAGAGGACTAATATTGTAGTCCTCGCCGGTAATCATTCTGTTTTGTGTGTAATAAGTCTGAGGAGCATTAGTTTTAATGCTAGTATTAGTTTCTGCCGATAACGCATTTGAAACAGAATTGGCCAATGACAGTGTTAACGAAAGAGTTTCAAGCTGGTTTGTTGCTGAATAATACGGAATACTAATTACAACACTTCTAATATCTTTTTTGTTAATAGTGTATGTAAGTCCATTACTCACACGATAGTAAGTTCTAAAAGATCCTACTGGTAAATTACCAAATGTACCGTCACTAAACCCAAGACTTACTCTGTCGCCTGCTCGTGTGATAGCAGAATATATGTTTCTAATATTTTTATTTAAACTGTTATAGATAACATTATTGCCTTCAAAGCTAGGAACCTGCGTCCATGCTTCAGATTCTAAACCGTTTTGATCTAACCTATATAACCATAAATCTGTATTATTAACATTAACAGCATCTATGTCAATAGAGTCGTTACTGCTAGGTTGACTAATTGTAAACGTGCCTTGATTCAGGGTACCTTGTGTAAAGTTTAAAAAGAAACCGTTATTTGATGAGCTGGCGCCACGCCCGTCATCTCGATATAAAAATGCCATACGATTTCCAATCTTCGGTGGCTCTTCGTAAATTATACCGTCAGATGAAAATGTTGTACTAGTAATTTCAAAACTCATCGAACGACCGTCTACTGTCTTAGAAAAGCCATAAGCTGGAACATCGTTATTGGCTCCTTGGAAGCGATATTGTTCTGTAGGAATTCCGTAAATTGTTGCTTTATCAATAGGACTGCCAAACTGTTGAGTTGTAGGCAATGCTGCATTAATGATTTTAATGAACTGGTCGTACCAGTTGGCATTGCTAGGATCATTCCAAGTAACAATTTGCCCTGATAAGTTTCGGCCGTTGCTATCAATTACGTTTTGTGTAGTGCTAGCTGTTTGAAACTTTAGAAGACCTTTGGCAGCTATATTGCGTTTGGCATTATATCCTAGCATACGTGAAAGTCTTAGCACCGATTCACGACGTTCTGCTAGTTCTAAGAAGTTTTCACGGGCATTTAAGTCAACACGGAAAGCTATGCTTTGGCCCAAGAAAGCAATCATGTCTATTAGGGCAAGGTATTCGCTTGACTCAATGTAATCGTTAAAATCTTCGGGATAATTCTGACGCAAATATGTAATCATAGTGCGACGAAGATTCTCAAAATCGTAGCTTTGGAAATCTGCGTTGCGGAACGATTGATACACTTTCTTCCAATCTTCTGCTACAAGTAATCTATTTTGTCTATCAGTTGCGCTCATGACTTTGTCCTAATAAGTGTATTTATTAGATAAAATTATATGGGTAGTTATTGTATTAACAAGCCGTTAGCAGAATCAAACCGTAGTTGTAGGGCTTGCCTGATGTTATACGGGCGGTATGTTAGCATACATTGAATTTGTATTCCGCTTTCATAAGATGTAACAATTACTTCGTCTGCTACTATCCGAGGATCGTAATTAATAATTGTATTAACATTTTGTGTAATTGCGTATCTGACTTCTTCGGTTAACGGTTCAAACAACAAATCCCAGATTATTGTTCCAAACTGCGGATTCATTAATCGCTCACCCTGGCGTATATTGAAATGATTTAGTAAATCTTGCTTGATTAAATCAAAATCAAATAACCCAAAGTTTTCAGCATCAGGATTAATAGTACTAAATCCCTTGTATGTTTTTGGTGTAATTGAATCGGGTGTTAGTCTATTTTTTAACGTAATTTTGTCATATAAATTTGAACTCATTATTGATCCTCTTCTGGTTCTTCTTCTGGCGGTTTAATCTGCTCAAAAGTATCTGTTACTGTGGAATATATTTTCCAAGCATCCGGTGCTGGTATTTCTGCGCCTGCGGCGATGTCGGTTTTTTCAGGAGTAAAACTTTCCGGGTTTAAATTTTCATGGTGTGGCCAAGGTTCATGTGTTGGAACACGTAGCATAATACTAGTAATAGTAGTACCGTCAGTTTCTGTTGGGTTTTCAAATGTACTCAATACTTCAGCAGACTCTGCCTCTGTTGCTATGCCTGAATTTAAATTAATGTTGCCACCATCGATTGCTGTGTTTGCCGCTAAAATATGCGTGTCGGCGCCAGACGTAAATTTATTAGTATCTCCGGTGTTAATATCAAATTTGCCAGTTGTTGTAATTTTTCCGTCTGCTCCAACTATTATGTTTGTATTTGTAACAGATTCTATTTGTACACGCTCAGTGGCTTTGATATTGACATTCCGTCCTGCTTCAAAGTTAATATCTCTATCTGCTAAGAAATTAATATCGTTTTTAGTATGTACACTAATGCTGTCTTCGGCGTAGATATCGATCTTTCCGTTACTACTCAGTTCAATCCAACTTGTTCCACGAGCATTGCCTATATAAATTAAATCTTCGCTATTGTGTAATAAAATTTGATGGCCAGTGCGAGTTCTAATACGCACTAGTTCATTGTGCGGAATTGTATTATCTCCACCGTCTTCACCCTGTTCGTCAGCGGCATATTCAGGAGGGCCTTCGCTAGCAGGAGTCTTACGAAGATACTTGTCATCGCCGTCGTCCATAACAAATGTTGTGCCGCCCAAAAAACTAACTCTAGCATTAGGAATTTTTTTAGGCGCTTCGCCTATTGCGCCTTGCTTTCCATTTTTATCAACCGGTCCTGGCGTGCTAATTCCAAATACCATACTAGGAGTCTCTCTACGAGCACTACTAGTTGTAATTCCTCGGATATCGTCTTCTAACAATCCTTGTGTTTCTAGCACATCGGCAAACAGATGTCGAGGTTTATCTACTTTAGTTTCTTCTTTTTGAGTACCTTGAGCAATCTTATTATATTCAGCTACTGGAATTCTTTTTGAAGCATCATCAAGATTGTATTTTGTTGCGGCAATGCCTGGTACACTAAAATTAGAACCTATGTCAAGACCTGGTAAACAACCAATCCAGTAGCCGCGTTCAATTTTTCCGTTGTGAAAAATAACCATAACATAACTACCAGGAGTAGGCGGAATCATCCACATACCAAAACTTTTTTGTGTATTGTTATAATCATCAGGATCTGGATCAACATAGTCAATGTTGGTAGTTCCATAGAACGGAGTCATATAATCAACTTCAATAATTTGGCCTGGCGACTTATCGTTATCGTTACCTGCATTTCTTAATAATTCTACTTTAAGGCGGCCCATGTATGTACTGTCACCATGAGACACTACCATTGCTATACAAGGTAACTCGGGGTTGCGTTCTTGTTCGCCGCTATTACTATTTTCTATTCCCATTGTATTCCTTTATTGTGGAGCTTCTGTAGCTGTAACATTGCCATCAGAATCTGTTACTAGGGAAGATCCGTCATCCATTGTTTGTATTGAAGAGCCGTCGTCGAATACCTGAGTAGATCCGTCTGGTACAATTTGAGACGGAGCTGTTGTATCTGGCAATTTTAAATCTACACTCGGCAAATTTTCTGGGCTTGGGGCAGCTTTGCTGTCTTGGCCAGGTCGGCGCATAGCTTTTAAATTTTGTTTAAACTGGCCTTTAGAAAATGTACTAGTAATAGTTGTAAGTTTGTATAATCCGCTAAACTGTGCTATTAATTTTGTATCTTTAAGATTATACAAACCGGTAGTTTGATTAATATCAGTAGGAGTTCTAAAGTTAATTAAGATATCAGCTTCGCCTGTTTGATAGTTAATGTTACCGTCTTTAGTAACATTAATTAACTGTGTAGGATTGTCTGTAAAATTTCCTGCTCCACTATTAGCAATATAATAAGGATCGCCAACAATATCAAAATTAATATTCATCATATCTTGTCCTGATATTAACGAGTCATGGAACATACGTGCTACACGATTTGCCTGTGTTTCGCCCTTGGTGCCGCCTTTGCCATCTGTTGATGTGTTTATCAATGTTGGACGTTGGGCTGTTGGTTGAGAATTTTTTTCAGGATTATTACCGGTGGCTTGCTTTACATTACCATCTGGAACATTATCGGTTTGGCTAGATTCTCCCTCTGCTGTTTTTACATCACCTGAGCGTTTGCCTCCGTCGGCTAGTGTTGGATTGTAAAATGTCTGAGATATATCTATATCAAATCTTAAAATATCAACATTTTTACCTGTATAGATATAGTCATATTGTTTAGCACATTGTTTTTTAAGTTCTTCAACACCCGGTGCCGGGGCGTTAGGCGGTAACAATCGACTAGCGTGTACTTGGTACGGAACTACACGATATACAATTAGTTTAGGAACTTGGCCGGTTGTTTTTAAGTTAGCTTTGGATGGCACATGGTATACTTGTGTATCTATACGCCACCACGGACGCATACCTTCTTTACTAATTTGTTTAGGATCTAATGCCGCTTTAGAAGCATCGCTTTTAATTAATACTTGATTAATAACATTAATTATATCTGAGCTTTGTCCAAATGTCATTACTACTTGTCCAGGAGGAGCAATATTTTTTCCTCGGACAAATGTTCCACGAGTGTCGTCGTAATAAGACTGAGAATTAGTCATAGGCTTTTCGCCCGGACGTGTGGCATCAAATCCTAAACTCGCTTTTCCCAAAGCATTGCAACTGCCAGTATCTTGTACTAACAAACTCTGTGATCCGCTACGACTCACTCCTAATTTACTAAACAAAGCAGAGGATGAAATTTTGCCAGGATCAGATGTGGCTGTTGTAGAGCTTTCGGCTGGAATTTGGTAGTCGCCACCGCCCTTGGAAGAAATATCGGTTGGAAATAGTATTAAAATTTCGTCTGGGATTACAGCTTGCTTATCATCTTTCATTTGCTTAAATCTTGCGTTAGCAACTACTTGTAAACTGTTTTCTCCTGTTTGTAATATTTCTTGAACCGTCTTACCTGTAATGGCAACATCGTTAGGGATAATTTTGTAGGAGTCAGTCATGCCTCCGGCATTTGCCATAACTCCAACAACACTATACACACTGCCGGCCGCAGTAACTTTAAAAGTCATGTTATTCATAGTAAATGGAATAAACTTTTTAGTGCCAGGTACAGTTTTTGGATTTCCAGCTTGATCGATTCCTTTAAATTCTATTGTTAATAAAAAGACTGCTTCGGTATAGCTTGGATAACCTTGTTCGTACGCGGCTTGTTGGCAGGCCATCATAAACATGCCCATGCTATAAGGTTCAATTACTTGAAATTCTAAATTACTAGAGTTAGTGTTGCCTGTGCCTTTTTCAAAACCGTATTGCCCTACTAAGGTTACGCTATCCATGTAAAAATCAAACTTGCCTGCTACAGTATTAATTCTATTATTAGGGTCTGCGTTAGCTCCTTTTAAAATTAAAGGATTCATTCTGCCAGCCATGTAAGAATCGTTTGGAAAATTAAAACTGTTAGCATCTAAACAAGTTAAACTAAAAATATAATTGTATGAAGCATAGCTATGTAAAACATTCTGCATTGGCAATTTAGCATCCGAAGCAACAACGCCTGCCGATAACGATGATAAAATATTGCCAACACCTGTTGATAGTCCGCTAAGAGCACCAGACACTGCTCCTGCAATTCCAGAAATTCCGCCAATCGCGCCAGTCAATGCCGCGGCTGGGCCTGAACTAGACAATGTATTTTTTACAGTATCTATTGCGTTAGTTGCCGAGTTCAGTGCCGACCGTAAATAACTCATATTATAATCCTAGTGCTGTTCTTAGACTGCTGTTCTTAGGTAGATATATTTTTGTTCCAGGAACAAAATCATAAATTGGATCCTGTAGTGTATCTAAGTTACGTTGGATGAATACCCACCACAATTCTGCAGTGCCGTACAAGTCAAATGCTAACAAGTCTGGTCTATAAGTATATTGTGGAGTTATTGCCCATAGCATATCGTCGGGCTCGGCACTAACTGGGCGAATAGATAACAGGTCTAGGTAGTCATCTTTAGTTTTTGTAGTAAACCACGGACTAAAATTATTATAGGTTGCCATAATTAAACATATCCAAAAGAGTTGCTCATATATCCGCCTGTTACAAATCGATCCAAGCTGAAATTCTTTACGCTTGCTCTACTGTACATTGGTTGTAATGTTAGTGTAAAGGTACTCTTAGTTGGAACATAGGCTTTGCCACCACCAGTTCCTCCGCCAATGCCCAATGATCCTAGCAGACTTGACACTTGGCCAATTCCGCCAGCTATACTACTTACCGTACTTGTAATGCCGCTTAGGTTAGGAATGGCGCCTCCTAGTGTATCCGCAAGTCCGCCAAGACTATCTGCTACTCCGGCCACTGCGCCTGCGGCACTTCCAACAACATCACAACTAATATAGTCACAATCTTTACCTAAGTTAGTTTGAAATGCAGTTATTCCTACTGGAACATTTTTAAAAACATAATTCCCATAACCATTTAACATAACAATCGGTGGAGGGTTGCCTGCTTTAGGATCGTATCCAGTAAACATTTTTGTTACACTACGACAATAATGTAAAGCTGCAATCCAGTAAAGAGCCTGTGTACTATCTTCCACGTTCATTGGAGCAGTAATTGTAATTTGTCCAGGAGCACTGCTCTCATAGGCATTAAACTGATAATTACTATGCGTTGTTTGTATTGGGTTGTATTTGGCATTGCTCGCAATAGTAATATCTGGAGTATAAGGAAATACTAAACCGCCGGCACCCTTTAACGGTGCTAACACAGGACTACTTTTAAAACTAGTCCAGTTAGGAAGACTTAATCGAACACGCCAATCGTTGCTATTGCCCGAATCCGAAAATAAGGAGACCGCACTAAGAACATCACCGACTACTTCTGCGCCTTCAGTTAAGCCGCTTGAAAACAATCGCTGGGCTGACATACTACCGTCTGCGATAGAGCTTGCTAAATTGCTACCATAATTAAGCGCATTTCCTACTGCGCCAAACGTGGTACTAACAGCACCGATTGACGATGCTAATGATTGCCCTTTGTCAAATAACCCCATAATAATATCCTCTTTGGTATCTTATTTATTTGACTTTTTAATGTACGTAGTTTATAATACAACATCCGGAGAATGATTAATGACAGTGAAAGTTAACTACCTAAACAACAAGGATATGTTGTTAGAAATACACAGAAGTAAGAGTTCATATTGTAGCTTTATAGACCCTAGTTACCACCAATATGACCTTATTTTACCAAATGTGGACAAAATCAATATTAGAACTATAGCAGAAGCCAAAAGAAACAAGGCCAAACGCTTAGGCGATGCTGAATATGCTAGGCGCAAGGCGGCCGGTGAGAAAGTCAAACAAGCAGATTGCGAAGTTGATTATAAAAAAATTATTAAAGAAGAGCTAATCTTTAGAATTATGAGTTTTGATCATATCCCACTTAACAATACTCGCAAAAAGAATCCGAAAAGTCTAGCAGATCATAGAGATAAAGTTAACTTTCCTCCTTTCCAGCATTGGAAGTTTAACGGAGAAAACGAACTATCTTGTGTGGGTAAAAGTCATTGGAAAGGTCCGTTAGATACCGGGCATTTTGACAAAGACGCGGGCTGTATTACACCCACACTTGCTCGCATGATGATTAAACTATGTGAGAGATATGCTACTCGAGGTAACGTTCGCGGTTATACTTATAACGACGAAATGAAGGGTCAGGCTATTCTTCAATTAACACAGATTGGACTACAGTTTGATGAAAGCAAATCAGATAATCCGTTTGCCTATTTTACTGCGGCTGTTACTAATAGCTTTGTTCGCGTTATTAATATCGAAAAGCGTAACCAAAATATCCGCGATGACATTTTAGAGATGAATGGCATGAATCCTAGTTACAGTCGTACTGGACAAGGAGAGCACGAAGCCGCTGTTAAAAGATATAACGAGGATACACCTAGTGAGTAATTTGTTTAAAAAAGTAGCTTGTTTTACCGACATACACTTTGGTATGAAATCTAATAGCGGAGTTCATAACAAAGATTGTGAAGATTTTGTAGACTGGTATATTGCTAAAGCCAAGGAGGAAGGATGTGATACAGGTATCTTTATGGGCGATTGGCATCATAACCGCAATAGCCTTAATATTACTACAATGGATTATAGCCTGCGGGCCTTGGAAAAGTTGGGGGCGGCGTTTGATCAGTTCTATTTCTTTCCTGGTAACCATGATCTTTATTATAAAGACAAACGAGACATACACTCTGTGGAGTTTGGAAAGTATATTCCTGGCATCACTGTTGTACACGAGCCTACTACTATTGGAGATGTTACCCTATGCCCGTGGCTCGTCGGGGATGAGTGGCGGGCGGTAGGTAAGAAAGGTGGCAAGTATATATTCGGCCACTTTGAATTGCCCAGTTTCTTTATGAATGCCATGGTACAGATGCCGGATCACGGAGAAATACAATTAGATAGTTTTCAAAACTACGAACTAGGCTTTAGTGGACACTTCCATAAACGTCAACAACAGCGTAATATGGTCTATATCGGCAATGCTTTCCCGCACAACTACGCAGATGCGTGGGACGACGATAGAGGTATGATGATATTAGAGTGGGGTGGCAAGCCAGAGTACCATGCTTGGCCTGATCAACCTACGTTCCGTACAGTGACGCTAAGTCGACTAATTGACGAAGCAGATACGTTAATTAAACCTAAACAGCATCTACGTGTTACGTTAGACATTGATATCACTTACGAAGAAGCAAGTTTTATTAAAGAAGACTTCATAGGCAAGTATAATATCCGTGAACTTACACTTATTGCTGAAAAGAAAGACTTAGAAATCAATACTAATATTGATATTCAAACATTTGAATCAGTAGACCAGATTGTTTCCAACCAGCTTGCTAATATTGACAGCGACACGTATAATAAGAACACTCTGCTAGAGATTTACAATAGCCTATGACAATTAAAATAAAAGAATTAACCGTTAAAAACTTCATGAGCGTGGGTAATCAAACCCAAGCTGTTAACTTTGATAAGGAAAACTTAACACTTGTATTGGGTGAGAACTTGGATCAAGGCGGAGATGATAACGGAAGTCGTAACGGTACAGGTAAAACTACTATTGTTAACGCACTTAGTTTTGCCTTGTTTGGTAATGCCCTTACTAATATTAAAAAAGATAACTTAATTAACAAGATTAACAATAAGAATATGTTAGTCACGTTATCCTTTAATAAGGACGGTACGGATTATCGTGTTGAGCGAGGACGCAAACCTACACTGATGAAGTTTTATGTTAATGACATAGAACAAGACGGTGAGGAAACTGATGACGCACAGGGCGACATGCGTGAAACGCAGAAGGACTTAGATGAACTGCTGGGTATGAGTCACGATATGTTCAAGCATATTGTTGCGTTGAACACATACACAGAGCCGTTTCTTAGTATGCGGGCCAATGATCAACGAGTAATTATCGAGCAGTTGCTAGGTATTACCTTGCTTAGTGAGAAAGCAGAAGCACTTAAAGAGCTAATCCGACAAAGCAAAGAAGCAATCATTCAAGAAAGCGCAGATATCGAAGCGGCTAGAAAGAGTAATGATAAGATTCAGCTAAGTGTTGACAGTTTAGTAACAAGACAAACTGCTTGGAACAGTCAACGAGACGCAGATGTTGAAAAGATTGCTAGAAGTATCATTGAATTAGAAAATGTCGACATTGAATCAGAGTTAGCCTTACATCAACAGTTAAAAGAGTACGATGAGAAAGCGGCGCTGATTAAGAGCTTGAACAAAGAGCGGGCAACGCTTGAAAGCGCGATAGCGCAAGCGGAGCGAAGCGTAAAAAAGTATGCTGGCGAGTTAAGTAAGCTAGCTAATAAAACCTGTCATGCCTGTGAACAACAGTTACATGATCACAAACATGGTGAAATGACCGGCGAAGCGCAGAAGCATTTAGATGATGCTAACCGATATCAAGATAAGATTGCTGCCGACCTTACTATAATTGTAGATGAGCTGGCGTTAATTGGTGACATCAGCGGCAGGCCTAACACATATTATGACACTGTTGAGCAGGCTCTTAAGCATCAGAACAACCTAAAGACTCTTGAAACACAACTAACAGTACGTGCAGGTGAAACAGATCCTTACCAAGAACAAATCGACGAGCTCAAGAACACAGCTATGGTTGAAATTACTTGGGATACTGTTAACACACTCAATACACTTAAAGAACATCAAGAGTTCTTACTTAAACTATTGACTTCCAAGGATTCGTTTATCCGTAAAAAGATCATAGATCAAAACCTAGCATACTTGAACAATCGCTTGACTTATTATCTCGATAAGATGGGATTGCCTCATACAGTATTGTTTCAAAACGATTTGACTGTTGAGATCACCCAGCTAGGGCAAGATTTAGACTTTGATAATCTAAGTCGAGGTGAGCGGAATAGACTTATCCTTGGATTGTCATTTGCCTTTCGAGATGTATGGGAAAGTTTGTATCAAAGCATTAACTTACTGTTCGTGGACGAGCTTATTGACAACGGATTAGATGCGGCGGGCGTTGAAGGCGCATTGGCTGTACTGAAGAAGATGGGTCGTGAACGTAAGAAGAATATCTTCTTGATTAGTCACAAGGACGAATTAATTGGTCGTGTGAACAATGTACTTAAAGTTATCAAAGAAAATGGCTACACCAGCTATGCTAACGACTTAGAGATCAATGAGTAAACACGTTGAACCTAGTCCGTATCAAAACGAAGAGTCGCATGAGAAGCTCATGGCGGCTTTTCGCGAGTACTTCAAGGCAAATCAAGATTGGCAAAACAAAGGCACACGAATCGCAGGCGAGAACATGCGCTACTGGCTAGCGCAGATTAGAATTATAGCAAAAGAACGTAGAGAGCACGTACAACAGTATCGAGTATTTTTGGATACTGCTAAACGTGAGCGCAAGGCAAATCAAAAAGGCATGTCAGGAGATCAAGCAGACACTAACTAGTGTATGTCTTGGACTTATCAAAACGAAATCGTAGAAACTCTACCCGAAGAGTGTGTGGGTTTTGTGTACTTGATAACCAATACAATCTCTGGACGCAAATATATAGGCAAAAAACTTGCAAAGTTCGCTAAAACAACTTACAAAGTTGTAAAATTAAAGAACGGAACCAAGAAGAAGAAAAAAATTAGAAGTAAAGTTGACAGTGACTGGCGAGATTATTATGGCTCGAGTGATGCGTTGACAAAAGATATAGACACCCTAGGCAAAGAAAACTTCGCAAGAGAAATCCTATATTATTGCACATCAAAGGCGCAATGCTCTTACATCGAGGCCAGAGAACAATTTACAAACAAAGTATTAGAATCATCAGATTGGTACAACGGGCACATAGCAGTCCGAGTACATGGCTCCCATATATTAAAATCATAGGCTCATAAGCGGTAGCACAGCAAGCGTCAGCTAAAATCAGACGCCCTTATACCTGGATCTCGGATCTCAGGGACGGAAACCTCTTGCCGCCAAGAGTACTCAGCAACTATCCTTGACAGGACGATGTTCAGATATGCCTAGATACAACTGAATTTGCTGTTTAAACTAATTTTAAAAGGCTAAAAGAGGATTAAGAATCCACGGCTTGATGTATGTTAGCGTATACATAAAGACCCGCCGTTGTAATAAGACAGCACGATTAGGTACCGGACAACCGCCTAAGCTAGTAGAAATACTTGTAGTGCAAACGCTAAGTGAACTGCTCAACTCAGATAATGTTCATTTTTAGCCCGCAAGGGCTAAGTGTGACTACACAATCTAGATAATATTTAAATGCTTCGCATTATATAATAATTCAAGTTAGACAATAGTTCGAGCGAAAGCGAAGAACAGAAGAACGTGAGTTCTTCTACAAACGATAATAAATATCACATAGAGGAATAAGAAATGAAAATCCACGAAATTGTTATAGAAGCAAACTTACTAGGTACAGCTCTTGGAGCAGGTGCTAAAGCACTAGGCCTTGGTGCTAAAGCTGCACCTGAAGTTGGTCCTGAAGTTGCCCAAGGAGTACAACAGCTGGTTAAACGCCGCGCTACAAATGCCGCTGCCAAGGATGGAGATTCGTGGATTGAAAAAGGTGCCGAAAAAGCACGTAAGGCCCAGAAAGATAAGTACAAGGCTGTACAACGAAGTCAAATGGCCGCTGTTGCTGTTAAGCACTACGGTGAAGAAACTATTAGTTTGTTTAAAACTCTAAACTTAATTGACATTGCTGTAGAGTACACTTATGAGTTTTTCAAATTACAAAAAGAACGTGCTACAATTGGCGAAGAAGAATACAGTCGTCGTCTAGCAGAACTAAACGGCAAGAAGCTACTACAATGGCTAGCACCAAAAATTGCTACAGGCATTGCCAACAAGGCTTCGTTATTGGTTAAATGGATTCCTGCTATTGCTAGATGGGCAAAATTTCCAGCTACAGCACAGTTGATGCAAACAATTCCAGCAGTTGTAACCAGCGGAGCGTTCACTGCTTTCTTTGCCAGTCCTGCTGGCCGTAAGTGGACTGAAGATGTGTTTGGCGGATTGATCACAGGACTTGGACAAATTCCAGCATTTTTAACAGATTTTATGACAAATGTAGGATCAGGAATTAAAGCAGGTAAAGAAATGTGGGACAAAGCTGATAACGCGATTAATGGCGGGCCTGAAGGCGGAGCAAAGCCAAGTGCTGATAACGGCATCGGTGGAACTTCAACTGGCCCAGTTGGCACGGGCGGCAAAACTAATCAATCAACTGCTAATTTGCCTAAAGACGCATACGGTGATCCTATTAAAACTAAAGGCTGGGAGCAAGGAAACTTTAGCTTAGGCAACATACCGCGTTAAATTAAAGCCATCTGACTAGCTTTGGTATTTTCAACGTTTTCTTTAATAATTTCTGCCAGGATATTTAAATCTTCGTGACTGTAACGATCCATCAGATCGTTAACGCTTACTCCGCCTCGCATGAACCAACTAATCCGGAACAGTTCTTCTTTGAATTTGTAAACTTCTTTGTCAAGCCTAACCAGGTACTCTTCGATTTCTTGGTTAGATAATCTAGTTAGGCGCTTGCGAAAAAATTTGCTTGATCCATTTCAATAGCAAATGTATCTTCATGCCCACATTCCGAGCACTTGGCATTATTAGAAGGGATGCGCCATGTGTCATTATTTTTGCTGATATGCTCTTTAAGTGCTTCAAATGTTGAACGGTCAGTGTTCTCTAACCATTCTTTAATAAAAGCATGTTCAGTAACTACTCCGTTGGGCATTTCAACTTCTTCCACACCCGCTATGTAAACCTTGTTTTGAAGTGCGCCAAGCTCTTTGAAAATTTCCGTAAGGGCTTTTTGTTTAGCATCCTCGTCAGTTAAATCAATTGTTTGACTAAGTTTCTTCTGTAAACCGAAGTTTTCTAAATTGAAACTTGTTACTTCTCGATAGGTTAACGGGCGTAATTTGACAGTTAAATCGCCAACTACAACTTTAGAATCGTAGGCACAGCTATTAAAATGTTCAAGGATTTTACCCAAATCAATGTCATATTCCGCTTCAGCGCCGCAATTTTTACACGTATACATTATTTCTAAATTGTTGCCGTAAGTGGCAATACGCACAGCAACCAGTAGAGCATCGATGTCTAAGTTACTAATATCCCACGCATCTTTAACAATAGGACAGCAACTTTCTAGAACTTTAACAGTTGCTTCCCCGCTAATCAAGGCATCCGGAGTCTTTAATAATATCTCATCCATACCCGTCATACCAAATATAGGCATGTTTTCAATGTCGCCTTGTAAGGTTCCAGGCTTGTTATAAATGCCATGACTGGGCAATCGTACAAATACTTTGGGTTGTCTAAAGTACTGCTGTAATGGATTAATTGACATTTTGTCTCCGGATAAATATTATATCTTGTATTTATATACGTAGATTTCCAGGAAAAAATAATGGCAAAAACTGTTGAAGAATTACTACAAGAAAACAACGACCTGTTAAGAGCGCAACAGAGTAACCGCGGCGGCGGCATTGGATCTGCGCCTGCGTCTAAAACAGACAAAGGCTTGCTTAGTGGCTTGGACAAATCTACAGCAGGACTAGCGAGCGAAGTTGATAAATCTGCTAAAACCTGGCAACAGGCCAGCAACGTTGGTATAGGCTTTAACAACGATGCTATTGGTTTAAGAACTAGTGTAGCACAGACTCGACTAAGCACCGAAGAGTGGGGCGATACGATTAAGAAAGGCGCAATAGGATTTACTGCGCTTGGCGGCACAATGACAGACAGTGCTAAGAAATTTAATCAGATGTCAGCTTCATTTAGCGACACTACTGCCGCCGACGAGTTACGTAAAATTGGTTTTACTACCAAGGAATATAATGATGTGCTGGCCATTAGCTTGGCCGGCAAGAAAGGTCAAGACCTTTCTACACTAGAAGGACAGCGTAAAGCCAACATGGCGGCCGCCGATCTTGCTCTTGAAATGGATAAAGTAGCACAGCTAACAGGTGTTAGTCGTCGTGAGCAACAAGAAGCATTACAAGAAAAACAAAAGAATGCTCGTGTACAAGCTACAATCGAATTAGAAATTCGCAAAGGTGGCAAAGATGCCGCTGATTCTTATTTGAATATGTCGACTAAGTTAAAAGGAGTTGGCTTAGATAAGTTAGGTGATGAACTATATACAGGACAAGCATTAAGTCAAAAAGCTATAGCTCAGATGAATGCCTTAGGTCCAGCTGGCAATCAATTACGCGAAGCTATTACTGCAACTAAAAACGCAAAATCTGAAGAAGAAAAAGCGGCCGCAAAAGCAATGATGGACCGTGCGCAGTCTGCAATTGCCGAACGTCAAACAAGTACAGAGTACTTGACTATGGTACAACGTGGCCAGGGTGATGTTGCCGAAGCGGCAGGCGAAGGAATGATTGCCGCTCGTAATTATAACAAAGGTATTGAAGAAGTACAAGCAGAATTTAAAGCGCAAGGTAAAGCTCTTACAACAGAGCAAGCTAGACAAGTGCTTGCTGAACGTGCTAAGAAACCTGTTGACATTGCTACAGGCAAGGATAAAACTAGCGGTGAAGCTGCCGCTGCCAAGACAACTGAAGCATATGTATTAGCACAAGCTAGAGCCGCTGACGGTGCTGCCAAATTAGAAAAAGCATTTAATGATGCTAACAAAGCGATTACTGCTAACGGCACTGCTACTAGAAAGGGAATAGATCAACTAAATGCTGGCCTTGCCAACGTCAAGCCTAGTACCTTACGTCCAGGTGAAACATCAACTGGCAGAGAACGTCTAGGCCTTGCTAACAGTGAAGCGGCCGGAAAAACTTTAGATGAAGGTGCTAAAGGAAACTTTAGAGAAGCTGGCAAAATGGCAGGAACTGCCATAATAGAAGCAGTACGAAATTTAAAAGACATTACAACTGGCGCAATAAATGTTACTGGCGGCATACTTAATGGCAATAAGCCAGTAACTCCTGTCGGTGAGACTGCGCCGAGAGTCAGTCGTGCCGGAGGAAGTCCAAATATTGATAACATGTTGGAAGATTTTGGTAAAGAAACTCCTGCTATGCTACACGGCAAAGAAGCAGTATTGACTAAAGAGCAACTTACATCTTTAGTTTCTAAAATTGGCATGGCTGGATCTAGAATGAAAACCGCAATGCCTGATATAAAAATGCCAGATATGGCAAGTCAGCAAACAGAATTACAAAAAGCAGCCACAAGTTTTAAAATGCCTGACATGGCAAATCAAAAAGCAGAATTACAAAAGGCAGCGGCAAGTATTAAAATGCCAGAAGTTAAAATGCCAGGAGTGACTTCGGTAACAGATGCGGTTACCAAAGCTACAGAAGATAAAAAACTACAAGACATTAATCGACAAGTAATGGAAATGCAATTAGCGTCGGCTAAAGACGGTGTCATGTTAGACCGTGAGAAAGCTCTTAGTGTTGTACAGGAAAAAGTAGCCAAAGAAGAAAAAGCAACTGCCGAACAAAAAATCAAAGAAGCTGAAATCAAAGCACAAGCAGACCGCAAGTCCATGCTAGAGTCAGCTATTAAGAACGGTCCAGCAGACGTAGCAGAGAAAGCTATGAAAGAATTGGCAGGAATAAACAAACAAGAACAAGATAAGGCCAAAGCAGAAAGCGAAATTAAAAAGAAAGAAGCTCCTAGTACCAAAGGAGCCACAGCAGATGTTAAAACAGATAATAAAAATAAAGTTTCCAATATATCCAAAACAGTTCCTTCTGAAATAGCACAGCAAAAAGCCGAAGACGAACGTAAGAAAGCGGCCGCGGCAGTTGCTATAACTCCAAAACCTGCTACCGCAACTGCGGCCAGCACGCCAGCAGGAGTTGGCAAGACATCAACTCTAGATGACCTTAACGAACAGTTGAAACAGTTAAATAAGAGTATGGGAGAACTAGTATCGCATACTTCAGATGTTTCTTTACAAGCAGAGAAGCAAGTTAGAGCTACAAAGAGATTAGATCCTAATGTATCTTTAAGATGATAAAAGGTTAATATATGAGTTGGAAAAAGTATTTCACACCCGTGCCTGTTAACGGATCAGTAAGTCCAATTTCTGGTGGAAATGGTTCTTTCAACGCGGGCCCAGCTAAATCAAACTATTCAAGTTTTTTACCTGATGTTTACAGCGGAAGTCCAAATCGTATTGAGCGTTATCAACAATATGAAACAATGGACAGCGATCCAGAAGTTAATGCCGCATTGGATATTTTGGCAGAATTTTGCACACAAAAACTCAAAGACGGAAAAACTCCATTCAGTGTACAGTGGCGCCACAAAGCTACTAATACCGAAGTTAGAATTTTAAGTGAATACTTACAACAGTGGTGTAAGTTACAAAAGTTTGATACCCGCATATTCCGTGTAGTTCGTAATGTATTCAAGTATGGTGACTGTTTCTTCATCCGCGATCCAGAAAATCAAAAATGGACTTATGTAGATCCTGGAAAGTTAGTTAAGGTAATTGTTAACGAAAGCGAAGGCAAAAAACCCGAGCAATATGTTGTTAAAGACCTTGCTCCTAACTTCATGGACTTGGTAGCAACTCAGATTACTCCTAATATTAATCCAAGAAATATCAACGCCGGCAGCGGCTCGGGTGCGGGGTATTTAGGCCAAGGAGGCGCAAGTCCTAACGGTAGTAACGGTAACGGAACACGTTTTGGTACTACTGAAACTGAACATGCCATCGATGCTGAACATATGATTCACTTGAGTTTATCAGAAGGTTTAGATAACAATTACCCGTTTGGCAATAGCTTACTTGAAAATATTTTTAAAGTCTACAAGCAGAAAGAATTGCTTGAAGATGCTATCTTAATCTACCGTATACAACGTGCTCCAGAGCGTAGAGTATTCCACATTGACGTGGGAAATATGCCAAGTCACTTGGCTATGGCATTCGTGGAAAGGGTTAAAAATGAAATCCATCAACGTAGAATTCCAAGCCAAACAGGCGGCGGACAAAATGTTATCGATAGTGCTTATAATCCATTGTCTATTAATGAAGATTACTTCTTCCCAACCACCGCTGAAGGAAGAGGAAGTAAAGTTGAAACTCTACCAGGCGGAACGAATCTTGGTGAGATTGACGATTTAAAATACTTTACAAACAAGTTATTCCGTGGTTTACGTATACCAAGTAGCTATCTGCCAACGGGCGCAGACGACAGTCAAGCATCATATAATGACGGGCGAGTGGGTACAGCATACATTCAAGAACTACGTTTTAACAAATATTGCGAACGTTTACAAGCACTTATTACATCA